TTACCTGTTGAACTTGCCAAGTCCTTTTTTAATGCGTTTGATGAAGCTACAGAAGAACTTGCTGATGAAGGCATGAAAGTATCAGGTCAAGCAATAGTGAATGGTGTAGTAGCTACAGAGTTCAAGACTCAAGCTAATGTAGAAGCGATCACTAATATTGTAACTGACACAATGATGGACATGAACGCTGCAATCAGAACAGCAAAAGAGAACTTTAATACAAGCTATGAAGACACACTTAAAGCAGTTAAAGATGACATTGAAAAAGGAATGTTACTGGGAAGTAATCGAGAGAAGATTGTAAAGCGTGTAACTGAATCATTCATGCAAGACGGTTTCACTTCATTTACTACAGTCGATGGCAAACGATTACCGTTAGACTTCTATGCTAGAACAGTTGTTAGAACAAAGACACGTACTGCAATGAATAATGGACATGCAAAGCGATATGAAGACGCTGGGGTAACATTAGTTAGGATTGTTGGAAACGAACCGACATGTGGCATCTGTGCACGATATAGAAACATTGTATTTACTACAGACCCGAATGATAGAAGATTTCCTTACATCGACGTATACAACTTAATTCCTTTTCATCCAAATTGCGAATGTCGATACATTCCGTTCGTTGAAGAATACAAAAAGCAATCTGAGATTAACAAAGAGATTATGAATTCAAAGAAGTTTAATCCGGATATTGATCCACGAGCAAAGAAACAACGTGATGCATATAAGCAAGACCAGGAAAATAAACGTATCGCAAGACAAGAAGATAAAGATTACATAAAGATGAAGTCGATATTAGGTGATGAAGCACCGGCAAACGTTGGAGTATACAGACGTTACAAACGTAACAATCCGGAGAAGTTTAATGCGTTACAGCAACGAATGAGGGAGGCAAATAAGAATGAGACTTAGAATAGGTCATAGTGAATATCATGTAACCAAAGAGGAATTCATAGAGGATGAAGGTAATAGCTGTTTAGGGTTAATAAACTATCATGATTTGACTATAAAGATTAAAGATAATCTCAATATTGAATTATATAAAAAGACATTGATACACGAAATAGTACACGGCATTATGCGTGAGTCAGGTTTTGAAAACGATGATATTCATACGGAAGATTTAGTAAATAGAATCGGACTTACGCTACGCGGCTTTTTGAAGGATAATATCGAAGAAGTAACTAAACTATATGGAGAGTGATAGGCATGTTAGAATACATTAAAAATAGATTTAATCCGTACGAAGTTATTGATGCTTTACTTGATAGAAAAGAAACTCGAGAAGTCATTATAAATGATTTTATAAGTATGAAAAAAGATTACGAAAACTTAGAAAACCTTTATAAAGAATCGTTAAAAAAGCAAAAAGAGCTTCCGGATAAAGTACAAATCCAAAACACACCATATGGTCAAGAAATCATGTTGTGCGGCAAAAGGATACAGATTGAAAACCCTAAACCTAAAGTATTTACGAGTGAAGAAGTTCAAGAGATTCTAAATAACGCAAGAGTTAAAATGTAAACAATCCGTCCTAGACATGACGTAAAAAGGTCTTTTTATTATGCGTAATTTTAAGGAGTTGATCCAGAAGATTCACGTATCTCATTGTGGTGGAATTCCACAGGGTCCCATGAGTGACACCATACTCATGCGTCCAGCTTATCGACGCTATAAATGTAAGTATCGTTCGCTTGTACGTCAACAAGCTAGTCAATCGCTGACTTTACAGCGTAATAAAATGTAGACGAAAAGAGGAGAATTGATATGGAAAGAAAAGATTTAACGGAATTAGGCATTGAAGCAGAAGCAGTTGATAAAATCATGGAAATGTACGGCAAAGATGTCAATCCAATTAAACAAGAAAATGAATCACTAAAAGCTGAAGTGAAATCTTACAAAGAACAAGTAGCAGATCGTGATAACCAACTGGATGAAATCAAAACTAAGGTTGGTGATGAAGAAGGTTTAAAAGCTACTATCGAAGCATTAAAAAATGCTAACAAGTCCAAAGATGAAGCACATCAGAATTTAGTAAATCAAGTGAAATTGGATTATGAAATCAAATTAGCATTAAATGAAGCTGGTGCAAAAAATGAGAGAGCAGTTAAAGCTTTAATCGACTTAGACACTGTAAAAATCAATGAAGATGGGCAGTTAATCGGTCTAAACGAGCAATTAGCAAATCTTAAATCAACTGACGATTATTTGTTTAATGCTACTCACGTTAATAACATTGATGATTCTCAAAACAATTCAGAACAAACGCCACCACCAAGTTTAAATCCTGGTGGAGCACAAGGAAATAACGGTAAAGAGCCTGACCCTGAAGCAATTGGTAAAGCACAAGCCGATAGATTATTCGGCAAAAAAGAATAATAGGAGGAAATTAAATGTATAAACCTGTAAAAATTAATGAGTTTAAATCAACACCGCAGTTTTTACGCGACGGTAAGTACCCACAATATACTGTTGGTAATGCGGTGCTTGACGGAACTAAGTTTACTCAAGATACTGTTGTAAAGGCTGGTACTGCAATTTTTAAAAATTCAGAATCACACAAATTTGAATTAGTTCAAGCTGGAACACCTGCAACAATGGAAGCGGCATGTTTAGTAACAACAGATACTAAAGTTTACGCAAATACTGATACATTTGCACCAGCAATTCGTAATGCTTCAGTTATTGAAGAGCGTTGTACGGGTGTTACTGCTAATTTCAAAGAAGCTACTAAAGGTCGTATTTTATTCGACATCTAAAATGAGGAGGAATTAATTAATGTTAGAAGATAAAATTTTTGACACTGCGACGTTAAAATCGTTTGTAGACAATTCACAAGACAGAAACCCAGCTACATATCCATTAGCTGAGGCGTTCCCTGTAGAAAACACTGTAGATATTAACTCTGTCTACAATATTATTAAGCAACAAGTTCGTTCTGCTGCATCTATCACTGGTTTCAACAGTGGTGCGCCATTACGTTCTAAAGGTGACGGAGAACAAGCAATGGTTAAACTTTCAAAAGTTCAACATGCTTACTTCTTAGATGAGGTGGATTTATTAATCTATAACAAACCTCGTGATGCTGCTGAAAAGCAACAAGTTATTGATCGAGTATTCTTAAACATCGCTGATTTGTCGTTTGGTGTAGATGATATTAAAGAATTAATCAGAGCTGAATTAACATACCGTGGACGTTTCTATTACGAAAATCCGGTAGATGACATTAAGTTAGAATTCAAGTTAGACAGACCTGCTGAAAATGATATGACAGCAGCAACAACTTGGGATAACAGTGCTGCAAATCCATTAAAGGATATTGAATTAGCAGTTGCCCAATTCCAAAAGGCAAATGGTCGTAAGAAACCTGATTATATTGTAATGAATAGTGCAACATATTCAATTCTTCGCCAACATCCATCAATTAAAGCTGAAGTATATGGTACTTCAACAGATACTCGTATTGTTAAGGACTCAGATTTCCAAGAATTATTAACATCTCTACAATTACCTGCTATTCAAATTGATGATAATGCTACAGGTATCGAGCAGTTGGATGGAACGATTAAAGAAATCGAACACATCGAAAAAGGTAAGGTAGCATTACGTTCTCGTGTATTAGGTAAAACGTTATCTGGTCCATCAGTTGAGAATAACTTTAACTCTGGTAAATTCGTTAAGAAAGTTATTGAAGATGATCCATCAACAGAAAAAACTATTGTTGGCGAAGTAACAATGCCTGTATTACAAGCGGTTAATTCAACTGTATTATTAAAAGTCTTGTCTGCTTAATTGTAGATAAGGCTTTTTAAATTTAAAAATTTAGGAGGGCTAATAGATGCCAAAAGTATATGTAGATAAAGGAACTGTAATTAAAGACGGTAACGCGTATTTCAATCAGTATTTAGAATTATCTGATGCTGAATATGAAAATGTAAAAGACTTAGTTACTTTAGATGTTGCTATTAAAAATGACAATGGTTCAGTAGTACTTGAAGATTTAACAAAAGCTGAACTTGAAGCTTTAGCAAAAGATAAAGGGATTGAAGTTGTAGGTACAGGTAAAGATGGTTCTGTATTGAAAGACGATTTATTAGAAGCATTAAAATAAGTGAGGTGGTCTTATGGACGACCAATTAATGACAGAAATCAATGCATATTTGAATAATGTTAATGTTCCGTCGTATTTCCCTTTTGACGAGAATGAAAGAAGAAAAGCTTTATATGAGGCATCACTTGAAATACTTGATGAATATCCTAATCTAACATTATCACCGCGTCTTGTAGTGTTACAGGCGTTCTATAATGCAGAAGGAGAAGAAGAAGGTATTGCGATGATGCATCGACAAGGGCTTTCTGATTATACGGTTAAGGACGTGAAAGCAGTACTTCAACGTTCTATTCTTTCACCTTTCGTTATGAGGATAATTGATCGTATCAACGAAGAAGAAAAAGGAAGCACATCTGGTAGAGTTGCGAGGTTGATATAATGAGACCTCCAATGAGACAGACATGTTCTATCTATCAATCTTTATATAATGTTGATGGTACGCCTTTACTCGATAAGTATGGTAAGCCAAAAACAATAAAGGTTGAAAGTGTTGCGCGCGTAAGACGTAAAGGAAACTTGATCATAACTAAAGCAGGAACAGAAACGAATACAAACATTGAAATAGATGTACCACAATCAACTAAAGTTAAGGATGGAGACAAAATTGACTTTGTTGATATGGATGGTGTTCGCGGTACTGGGACCGTTATTAGTTATGAAGAAGCTACCAACTTATCCGGATCACGTGTGCTTTTTAGAACGGTATATGTAGATGGCAGATGAGTATTTTAAGTTCGAATTCGATGATACGTTCGAGGAAATGAAACAGTATATCAAGAGTTTTAAAGAACGCTTTGACAAGATAGTAAAAGAAGAGTTATACAAGTTCGGTTTAGAAGTCGAGAGTGTAGCTAAAGAATTAGCACCTGTCGATAGTGGAGACCTAGAAAATTCTATAACCACTTCTAAAGTGCT